CAACTTTGCTTGTTCTTATTTCTCAGTCTCGTAACAATATCAATGCTATGTATACTAGCCAGCAGCCTTCTGGTGGTCAGGCTACTAAGTTTTATTCCTCATGTATTGTTAAACTCTTTTCTTCAGAGTCAGACAATCAAGCAATTAAGGGCAAGATAAAGGTAGGAGATAAGTTAATTGAAGAAAAAATTGGTAGAACTATTAAGTGGGAACTACAGTTCTCCAAAACCTCTCCAGGGTTCCAGTCTGGTGAGTATGATTTTTACTTTAGAGGTGACGATATTGGTCTTGATACCATTGGTGATTTGGTTACTACAGCAGAACTAAACGGTATCGTAGAGCGCACAGGAGCCTGGTACATACTTCCAGATGGCACTAAGGTGCAGGGTAAGGAAGCATTTGTTAATCGTGTAAGGGAGGATCTTGACTTGCAAGAATCAATCAAGGCCAAACTAAATGCCTAGTTTTACTGTTTACCACGGCAAATTTTTATGCCACATATGCAAGGCTGAAGTTGGAACTTTAAGACTTTATGCCGAAACAAAAGAAATGACCTGGATGTGCAAAGAAAAACACTTGAGCAGGGTAAACCTTGGCAAAAGAAAGAAGAGTGACTTTGACGGAGAAGAGTGAGTCCAAAAGAATTGGTGCTAAGCAGCACAAGAACTCTGGACGGAACACACAAAAAGGAGATGCTTCCTGGAAAAATTTCGTAGTAGATTTTAAGGAAGTCGGAAAGTCCTTTACATTAAACAAAGAGGTCTGGGCAAAGGCTACGACTGATGCTATGAAGAATGGCAAGGATCCAGCCATAGTTGTAGTAATTGGCGAAGGTAATTCAAAAGTTAGACTTGCCATAATAGAGATGAGTATTTTAGAACAACTTTCAGAGGATGGTGTATAATAGTAATATGAATACAGGATATGAACCAAAGAACAAGATAGTTCCACACATTATGAAGAACTTCCTTACTAGCGAGGAAGTCGAAGTTATAAAGGCAATTATAAGTTATCAAAAAAATGCTAAAGACTTGGGAGCATTCTACTCTCCACTTATTCTGCCAGAGTTGTCTAGAATGCAGATAGAAGTTATGTATCCGCCAACTATTCAAAGAAAGATCGAAATGCTTGCTTCAAATTTGGTTGGAGAAGAAGTATTTATGTCTCACAACAGTTATTTAAGTTATAGCAAAGAGCATGCCACTGCAACAAATCCAAAATTGCCAGTTCATTATGATTCAGATAACTACTTTTCTAAACTAACAATTGACTATCAGTTGGATGCTAATATAGATTGGCCTATAGTAATTGAGAATGAAAGTTTTAATCTTCAGTATGGAGATCTTCTTGTATTCTGGGGTGCTGGGCAGGTGCACTGGAGAGAGCCTGTGTTGTTTAAAGAAGGAGACAATACTGAAGTTTTAACAATGCATTTCTCAACAAGAGAAGATTTTGAAAAGTTAAACTTTACTGCTCGTGATACAGAAGAAAGAAAAAAGAGATTAAAGGTCTGGCAGTCAGATCCTGTATTCCTAAAGTACAATGAAGATTTTTTTGAAAAAGAAGGAAACTTAACTAAAGTAATCGAATCCGACAACGTTTAAAAAGGAAAATAAATGCAAAACGAAAATACTACCATTGACATGGTAAATGGTTTGGCAGAAATTGCAGACTATATGGAAGATGAAGAACTTACTACAGCGCTTACATTCATTGCTAAGATTATTATTAAGCCAGACATTCCATTGAATGTGGCTACAGTAGAAATTGTTAGACTTCAGGCCATTGCAGCAAAGATGGCTTTTAAGGCTACATGGATGGCCAATGTTGATAAGTCAGATCGTGGTAAAAAGAATCTTTACTATACTGCAGCAGAGTCTATTAATAACCTTGTTTCAGCACTAAAATATATAACTCGATAGTCTGCTATACTTATAACTAATAGAAACGAGAAAATTAATGACGAAGAATTTACTACATACGGTTATGATTAAGCCAGAGGAAAAGCCAATCCACTCTATGGATATTGCAGCCCTTGAAGCAAAGATCAAAGAAGGATATACGATTACTCGTGTAGACAAGCATACAACAAAAAAGACTTTTGCTCCATCTACAATTGCTTATGGTCATGGAGAGTGTGCTAGATACTGGTACCTTGCTTTTGATGGTCAAATGTTTGAAGATAACGCAGATGCCTACGCAGCAGCAAACATGACTGCAGGAACACTTTCACACGCACGAATTCAAAATGCTATGATGAATGCAGGAATAGTTAAAGTTTATCGTGATGACGATAACGAACCAACAACAGAGTTTAAGATTAGACATGATGATCCACCTATCTTTGGATACGGCGATGTTATGTTTGATTGGCAAGGAGAAGAACTCATTGGTGAAATTAAAACAATGATGAACGAAGGGTTTGAGTATAGAAAGGCATCAGGTAAGGCTAAGAATGGTCACCTAATGCAACTGCTTATCTATATGAAGATCTTAAAGAGACCAAAGGGCGTTATGATTTATGAAAACAAAAATAATCATGAACTTCTTTTGATCCCTGTAGATGTAAACGATCATTACCGTCGGTGGGTAGACCAGGCATTTGATTGGATGAGACTAGTTCGCAAGACATGGGAAGATAAAACCCTGCCAAACAAAAACTATAGATCAAACTCCAAGATATGCAAGTCATGCCCAATTAAAAAAGCATGTGAGTCTGCAGGTCCAGGCGTATTAAAAATAGCGCCCTTGGAGATTCTCGGTGAACAATTGTAGATGCTGCGATAACATCTTTGAGCCAGCAGTATCTTATCAAATATACTGCTCTCAAAACTGTAGAGATATTGCAACAAAAGAAAAGATTGCAGCAAGATATTTGCAATCTAAAAGACAAAAAAGAAAAGGGAAGACAAGGCTTTGCAAGTCTTGCTCTCTTCCTTTGTCTATATATAATGATGATCCAGTTTGTTCATCTTGCAACATAAATCCTGATGCAGTAAATAAAGCAATAAAAGAAATAAAGGGAAAAATAAATGGTAAAAAATAAATGGGGCCTAGAAATAAAGCCACATACAATTTGTGCTATTGACGCTAGTACTAATAGCCTTGCGTTTTCTTTATTTGCTGGAGAAGATCTTGGGGTTGTTGGTAAGATTAATTTTGAAGGCAACAATACATATGAAAAAGTCATGGATGCTGGAAAAAAAGTTAAGGCCTTCTTTGATTACTATGGTGGATTTGAAGCAATTATAATTGAGCATACGGTGTTTATGAATAGTCCAAAAACTGCTGCAGACCTTGCACTAGTTCAGGGGGCAATCCTTGGCTCTGCTGGTCAAACAGGCACAAAAATAATTGGAACAGTTTCTCCAATCACTTGGCAAAACTATATAGGCAATAAGAAAATATCAAAAGATGAGCAACTATTTATTCGTTCACAGAATCCTGGTAAGTCAGCATCTTGGTATAAAACTTATGAAAGAAACCTTCGCAAAGAAAGAACAATTAAGTTTATTAATACAATTTATGATAGATCTATCACTGATAACGATGTGGCAGATGCCTGCGGTATTGGACATTGGGCCATAAAAAACTGGGGCAAAGCAATAGGGGTTGACAAATAATCCTATGGCTGCTAAACTATATACAAGTGAAAACTTTATGCGTAAGAGATATCTTATGGATAAAAAAACACCAGAAGAAATTGCAAAGGAATGTGGATGCTCGTTAGAGACTGTCTATGTTTACCTTGCTAAATTTGGATTAAGGAAGTCAAAACGATGAGCAAAGTTGAAAAAGCATTAATTGCAGTTGCCGTAATGGGAATGGTAGGTTTTGGATTTGCTATTTCAGTATTAAAGGGAGTTCCAGAAGCATTCGATTGGGAGGAAGACGATGAGTGAAAACTTAAATATCACGGTTGACCAAGTAAACAATCCGCTGCACTATACATCAGACCCATCAGGTATTGAATGTATTGAGATCACAAGGCATCGTAATTTTAATATTGGAAATGCCTTTAAGTATCTTTGGAGAGCAGGACTTAAGGATGAAGAAAAAACTATTCAGGATCTTGAAAAAGCAATATTTTATATTAAGGATGAAATCAATAGACTAGAGGGAAAGCATGTCAACTGAAGATGATCTAGTTAAACACCTTGATCAGGTCAATCAGGTTGTAGAAGAATATCTAAAAGGCAATGACCCAACAGTAATTTCAAAGCAACTGTCCATTCCAAGACAAAAGGTTGTTACTCTTATTAATGAATGGAAGGTCATGGCATCTGCTAATGATGCTATTCGTGCTCGTGCTAAAGAAGCACTTGCTGCTGCAGATACACATTATAGCAAGTTGGTTTCTCGCACATACGAAGTCATTGATGAAGCCTCTATGACTAATAACCTTAGTGCAAAGACTGCAGCAATTAAACTTGTTATGGATATTGAATCTAAAAGGATTGATATGCTGCAAAAGGCTGGTCTTCTTGAGAACAAAGAACTTGCTGAAGAGATGATGGAAATTGAAAAACGCCAAGAGATTCTTGTTCTTATTCTAAAAGATATTGCCTCAGAGTACCCACAGGTTCGTGATGAAATTATGCGTAGACTTTCTACATTTGCAAAAGACAATGAGGTGATTACAGTTGTCCACGATGTTCAATGAGTTCCTTGAGGCACTTCAAGATGATCACTTTGAAGAAACCCCAGTAGACGCAAGAACATTTGTTGAAGGTGAAGCGTACCTTGGACAGCCACCTCTATCTGACATTCAGTATGACATTGTAGAAGCAATGAGTCAGATCTATCGCAAAGAAGACCTAATTAATATTATGGGGGAAGAAAAAGGAACCCAGTACTACAATAAGTATACAAAGAACGAAATCATTCTGCAACTTGGCAAGGGATCTGGAAAAGACTTTACATCAACAGTAGCATGTTCATATATCGTATACAAACTTCTATGCCTTAAGGACCCAGCAAAGTACTTTGGCAAGCCATCTGGAGATGCTATTGACCTTATCAATGTGGCTATTAACGCTCAACAAGCAAAGAATGTTTTCTTTAAAGGATTTAAGTCTAAGATTGAACGATCCCCTTGGTTTGCTGGAAAATATTATGCAAAAGCAGACTCAATCGAGTTTGATAAATCAATTACTGTTTACTCTGGTCACTCAGAGCGTGAGTCTCATGAGGGCTTGAACTTGCTTCTTGCAGTTCTTGATGAGATTTCTGGTTTTGCATCTGAGGTTGGAACGGGTAATGAGCAAGGAAAGACTGCTGACAACATTTACAAGGCTTTCCGTGGATCAGTAGACTCTAGATTCCCTGACCTTGGCAAGGTTGTTTTGCTTTCATTTCCAAGATATCCAGGTGACTTTATCTCAGAAAGATATGATGATGTAGTTGCTGAAAAAGAAGTCATAGAAAGAACTCACAAGTTTACGATAAACCCATTGCTTCCAGAGGATAGTGCAGATAATACCTTTGAAATTTCGTGGGATGAAGATCAAATAACTTCATACAAATATCCAGGAGTATTTGCATTAAAAAGACCTACATGGGAAGTAAACCCTACTCGTAAAATAGATGACTTTATGATTGCTTTTATGACAGACCTTGGTGATGCCATGATGCGTTTTGCATGCGTCCCAACATTTGCATCTGATGCATTCTTTAAGCAGGCAGACAAAGTAAGAGCATGCATGACACTAAGAAATCCTGTTGACAACTTTAGAAGGTTTGATGAATCATTTAAGCCAGACCCAACTAAAAAATATTATGTGCATGCTGACCTTGCACAAAAACACGATAAGTGTGCAGTTGCTATTGCTCATGTAGACAAGTGGGTAAATATTCAGGTAATTAATAACTATGAGCAAGTGGCACCAGTCGTAGTGGTAGACGCAGTAGCATGGTGGGAGCCAAAGGTTGAGGGTCCAGTAAATCTGTCTGAAGTTAAGCAGTGGATCCAAAATCTCAGAAGGCTTGGTTTTGATATTGGAATGGTTTCTTTTGACCGTTGGCAATCTTTTGATATTCAAAATGAGTTAAAACAGGTAGGGATGAAGACTGATACTGTTTCTGTTGCCAAAAAGCACTATGAAGATATGGCTATGCTTGTATATGAGGAAAGACTTGCTATGCCTGCAATTGATTTATTGTTTGATGAACTAACACAGTTAAAAATTATGAAAAATGATAGAGTTGACCACCCACGAAAAAAGTCTAAGGACTTGGCAGATGCTGTGTGTGGTGCAATTTTTGGTGCTATATCACATACACCAAAAAATATGGATACTGAAGTAGAGGTTCACACCTTTAGAGACAGACCAAAGACTCCAGAAGAGCAATTTGACCTGGAAAGTCGCAATGTGATACAATATAAACCTAGACAAATAGAAGAGATAAAAGACTATTTGGACAGACTAAAAACACTATAAAAAAGAAAAGGAATAAATTAAATGAAATCATTTAAGAAAATCGCACTAGCCATGGTTGCAGCCATGACTTTGGGCACAATCGTAGCAACACCTGCAAGTGCTGCTGTAATGACAGTCGCTGTAGATCTTGCTGGAACGGCCAATACAACCGCTTCATCAATCTCAACGCCTGCTTCATTGCCAGTCCCTGCAGACAACTCAGTTGACGCTGCTGACGCACTTAAGTTCGTCGCAACAGTTGACACAGGAACAACTGTTTCTGTAGTAGCAACAAACGCAACAATCGTGTCTGCACTACACACATCTGCTGCACCAGTAGGAGCATCTTCAGGTTCTTCAACCTTGACAATTGCAACTGGTACAGGAACAACTGCAACATTCTGGGTATATACAAAGACTACAGCGATTGGTACAGTAACTGTTACTAATCAAGGAACAACTTTCACATACTATGTTCAGGGTACTGCTGGTAAGATTAATAACCTTACACTTTCAGCACCTGCAACTGGTGCTGCTGGAACAAAGCAGGATATTACAGTAACCGCAACAGATGCATTTGGTAACAAGGTATCTGGTAAGTCAATTACTGCAACAGTATTTGCTGCAACAGCAGTACTAGATACAGCAACAGCAACAACTGGCGCTACACTATCAGATTTTGGAGTTGCTACATTTAAGGCAACACTTCCAACAACTGGTACACGATCACTTATTACATTTGCTCCAACAACATCTTCAGATGCTGTGGCTGCTGCTGTAACAGGTTTGACTGCTCCAACACTTGCACCATTTGCAGAGATCACAGTTCGTGATCTAGCATCAGAACTTTCTGCACAGGTTGCAGCAAAGGATGCAGCACTTGCTGCAAAGGCTGCTTCAGATGCTGCTCTAGTCCGAGCAACTGCAGAGCATACTGCTCTAATTGCTGCTGAGAAGGCTGCTTCTGCTAAGGCCCTTGCCGATGCAAAGGTTGCTTCAGATGCTGCTCTACTTGCTAAGGATGCAACAATCGCTAAGTTGACTGCAGACAATGCTGCAGCACTTAAGTCACTTAAGGACGCTTTCAACAAGTTGGCTCGTCAATGGAATGCAAAGAATCCAAAGGCTAAAGTTACTCTTGTTAAGTAATTAATCCAACATTAAAGGGGTTGCCAATTACGGTAGCCCCTTTTTTGTGCAATAAAATGATATAATAACCCTATCAGACATTATGTCTGCAAGGGGGAAGGCAAATAAAACGACTACTACGCATAGCAACTGCAACACTATTAGCGTTTGGATGGCTTCTAATATCCCCTACAGATGCTCATTCTGATGACCCTATAACCATAGGTGCACAGAGGATAGAAGCCCTGAATCAGAAGGTTTCAGACCTTAATGATAGTGCTGAGTTGGTGTCTCTTATTGATGTTGCTCAGGACAAGTCCGATGCTGCCGTAATAGCCAGGGATAATAAAATCTCAGAAGAAGAAGATTATGATCAGGCAGTAGAAACAGAAGAAGAGGCCCTGTCCATACTTAATACAAAAATATCAAACCTATCGTCAGCCCAATCCTCAGTAGATGGGCAAACAGCCACAGTAGAGTTAGCCTTGACCAATAAAAATAATGCACAAGATGCTCTCAATATAGCCAACATTAATCTTCAAACAGCACAGTCAAATATGCAGTCTGCAGGTGGTTCAGGACTTCAGTATACTGCTTACAATCTAACCAGAACATGGCCAAGCATAGCAACTCCAAGTGGTGTTATTTGTTCTGGCACTTGGAATTCAAACTCTATGAATCTTCCAGTTTGCGGTAATAGATATGAGAATATAATTGTTAAGTTTACTGGACAAATTACAGTCCCATCATGGTTTACAACAGTAGCATTTGCGGGATACACAGATGATGGTTTTAGAATGTTTATTGATGGAAACCTTGCAGTTAACAACTGGGTAGAGCAAGGAGCAAGATGGAGTGCTTGGTCTCCAACATATGATGTAAGCGAAGATAAAACATTAGACGTAGAAATATGGTGGTATAACGGAGGAGGGCCAGGGTCCTATCATCTTGGTTGGACAATTCCTGGTGGTATGACTGGTGCAGGTTGTGACTATGCTGGAGATCCAAGAGTTTGGGGACAAAACTTTAGTTGTAATTTAAATACATTCTCGTCTGGATCTGGACCAACACAGACACAAATAGATGATTATAACCAGGCACTTGCAACAAGGAATGCAGCCCAAGATGTTTATAACGATAAGTTATTTATATATAATCAAGAGGTAGCAACTCTTAATAATTTACAAGATGATTTAGAACAAGCACAAGATGAAAAAGATGATGCACAAACTGCACATGAAACTGCACAGGCAAATACTGATTCAGCATTAATAGCAAAAGATAACGCCATTGAGGTTTATAACAATGCTATTAGCGATATGAATAATGCTATTACTGCTGCTGAAGAGGAATATATTTCTCAGTGGGATTTTGAAGAGAAGCAGAGAATTGCTGCTGCCATTGCTACTGCCCTTGCAAATCAACCACAGCCAATACCAGAACCTTCAGTAGCACCAAGCCCAGCACCATCACCTGAACCTACTAAAGAGGCACCACCAACACCTGTTGCAAGCCCAGATCCTACTCCAGAGGCACCACCAACAGAAGAGCCTAAGCCAAAGCCAACAGTAGACCCTCAGCCTACGCCAGAGCCAGAACCAACCCCTGCTCCTGAACCAGAGCCTACAGTTGAGCCTTCTCCAGAACCTTTACCAGAACCAACAGTAGAACCAGCAAGTAATCCTGAGATTAAGGATAAAGAATTGGCATCACTTATTCCTGAAAAGGGTACGGGAACGGCAGAAGATCTATCTGGAGTTATTGCTAACCTTACAAGCAAAGATAACAGATTAGTTAAACTTTCTCCAGAACAAGTAGCAGCAGTTAGCCAAACACTTAAGTCTTTGACACAAGAAGCAAAAGCAGAAATTGCTGGAGACCTTGGTATTTCTGCAGGAGAAGTTGCAAAGATTGCAGATCAAATGAAATCTAATCCAGCACTTGCATCAGCATTTGTTGAGTTCTCAGAAAGAGCAGGGGATGCAGGAGATACCCCAATGCCATTTACACTAGCAGATGCAGTAACAGAAGTACAAACAGAGGAATTTTTAGCAGACCCACTTGGAGCAATTTTTGAAGTGGATGTAGCAGAACTCCTATCTAATTTCTCTGAGTTAGGTATGGATATGACAGATGATCAGAGAGAAAAGGCCCAAGAAGTTGTTGTCCCAGTAATCATTGTTTCACAGATTGCTAGTGCAATGATTGGGATGAGGAGGTAAGAATGAAGATAATAACAAAGATTGTGAAGGGATTCTTCACATGGCTTAGAGACGCAGGCATGGAAGTAATTGCACAAGCATTTACCCTCCTTGGATTCTTTATTGCATGGTTAACCCTAACAGGATCAGCCAGAGACATTGTTGGTATTGCAGTACTTGTGACAACAGTCATCTGGCTTATTACAATCCCATTAAGAAAGGAGGACTAAAATGGCAACTAAAAAGGTAGTAGAGGCTCCCAAGAAGGAGCACCCACAAAAAGCAGTAACCAATATCCTTATGCGTATTGTCGCAGTCTTCGCAGCATCTGGTCTATCAGTACTTGGTGCTGGTGCAGTAGTTGGAATTGACACAGTTCAGGCAGTATTACTAGCAGGACTATTAGGCGTGGCGACAGTCATTGAAAGGCTTGCAAGGGCTTTTTTGGACGATGGAAAACTCACATTGGCAGAGATCAATGATGCGTTTAAAACGGTAGATAAAAAGGCTAATTAGTCATTATTGTCCTTAGTTGACAGCCCTCTCTGGGTGATGGTATACTTAAGTATATCTATCTGGAGAGGGCTTTTGCCATGACTTGTATTGCTGTAGTAAAACATGAAGATAAAATCTACATGGCTGGAGATCGTGGTGCTTCTGATGATGGGACAATCTTAGCACTTTCTGCACCAAAGGTTTGGAAAATTGGTCCATACTTAATTGGTTATGCTGGTGCTATGGACGGAGAAAGAATCCGTTACAACTTTAAACCAACTGCTCCTAATATCAAAGACACTGATAAATTTATGCAAACAAAATTTGTAAAAGAGTTGCGTGAATTCTATAATGAGTTCTGGGTAGATACTTCAAAAGATGGAGATCTAGGTTTGATTATTGCAGTTCGTGGAGAAATATACGAACACAGTTCTGCAGATATGTCTTTATCTAAGTACACACTTCCGTACCTTGCTATGGGATCTGGAGCAGAGTACGCCTATGGTGTTCTGTATGCAACAGATAAACAAAAAAATGCAAGAAATAGAGTAATGCAAGCGGTAAATGCTGCTATCAAATTTAACCCATCTTGCATGGGTCCAGTTGACATTGTCAGTCTATAGGAGTATACTTTTAATATGAATCACTCGCACGAAGATTTGTCACCAGAAGAACAAGAGTTTGGTATCTGGCTTGAAAACGGTATTGAAAGAGGTTGGGTAACACCTCCTTACTGCAATACCCATGATGGCGGATACGAATATATGAGCGAAGAAGAAAGTGAAGAATGGGACGCAGGTGGCGATCCATGTTGTCATGTCATCAGATTGATGATATCGTAAAATGAAAAGGAATAAAATGAAAAAGGTATTACTATCAGTTCTAGCAGCAACACTTATGCTAACAGTAACGGTCCCAGCACAAGCAGAAGATCAGAAGGTTCTTGCCATTATTGATTCTGCTATTAACTCTAATAATTTTCCATCAATTATTTATGAGGCATGCTTTACAACTGTAAAGTCAAAGATTGTATCTGAAAATATGTCCTGCCCTAACGGAGAACTATTTATGGAGGGCAAGGGGTCAGCATCTGCACCATGGCCAGCGTCTGTAAACAATGCAACATACCACGGAGACTCCATGGTAAAGTCTGCTTTAACAGTAAATCCAAGCCTAAAGATTGTTTTTATTCGATTTAATGATGTTACAACTCTTGGCAACTCACGAGGAGATGTTCAGGCATTGACTTCAGCAATGAATTGGGTATCACAAAATGCAGAAAAGTATAGCATTGATGCCCTATCAATTAGTCAGTCTTCAGTAAGCGTAAACAACCTTGCACTATGTTCAACAAATACAGTTGCTATTAATGCAGTGGCATCCTTGAGCAATAAAAATATTCCAGTTTTTGTTGCAACAGGAAATGACCGTCGACGAGATGTTGTGGGATTTCCTTCATGTATTAATGGTGCAATCGGCGTAGGAGCACTAGGTAGTTCTACGCAACTAGAGGCAGCAACAAACACAGGCCCTGGGCTTGACATGGTTGCACCTGGCAAGATACGCATTACTAAATATAACGGTTCGCCAACAGACACTGCTGGTAGTTCTGTAGCAACTGCAGTATCTGCAGCATCTTACGTAAATCGCAACACCTTTAAAACATTTGGGGAGTACCTTACTTCTCTTCCAAAGATTTTAATTGGTAGCACATCGTATATCCGTAATTAATATATAGTCCTAGGCATGACTTAAAACTGCCCTAATGCCCTATAACTCAGATGGTAGAGTGCCGAACTGTTAATTCGGATGTCCCTGGATCGAGACCAGGTGGGGCAGCAAACTAGTGTATAATTGTTATATCAAAGAGTAGCAAGAACAAACAATAAGGGAGATAGACAATGCTAAACCAGAATAAACCTATGTTAAAGCCTAGCAAGGAACATAAATTTTTTGAAAAGTATTTGGATAATGACTTAGAAAAACTATCTAAGTTTCTAGAAGCAAAATATGAATTGATTGAAAATGCAAAACTTGCTGGAGTAACCACAATGGAAAATGATCCAGGCTACTGGATAGAGTCTGGTAGTCTGTCAACTGTAAAATGGAAAGAATACAATGTGTTTCAGTTTTATAATTCAGAAATTCACAAACTATACAAAGCAATAGTCGATACAGTTAAAGAGGCATGCGAGTATTATAATGTAGATTTTGATAAGCAAGAATATTATATTCAGGGCTGGTTTAATATTAACAGTGTTGCTAAAGGCGGTAAGTTAAACTGGCACGATCATGGTGGACCATTTGCTCCACATTTTCATGGATACTATTGTGTCAACGCAGAGCCATCGATTACACACTACCAAATTAATGATGGCTCAGGAAGAATTGTTGATAATGTAAACAAGAACAACAGGATGATTCTTTCTGAGATGGGCCACCCACATGCTATGGGAGACTGGCAATGGGAAGGCTCAAGAATTACAATTGCATACGATATTGAGCCGTTAAGTTCTTTGCTTCGTGCTGGAAGTAATATTTCAGAACAGCACTGGTTCCCATTGGTGTAGCATGAAAAAAATAATAAAAAAGATAAAGA